GTTGCGGTTGGTTAGCAAACTCACCAGACTTTACTTCAAATAACTTTGTAGCATTACCAACTTCTGCAATATCATCTGGCTTTATAAAATTATCTAATTTATTATATAGTTGATCAGACTTATTTTGAAAATTATTTATAAAACCCCTGATTCCTTCTTGAATTTTAAGTCCTGCTTCTTGCCCTGTTATCTCTCCTTGTTGTTTTGCCAACCTAGCAACACCTCTTTCTATTCCTTGCAGCGTTTCATCTATGTTATTTGTTACAACTGATGTCGAACCTAATGTACCATTTAAAATACTTCCCAAGCGTTTTATAGTTGGACTGTCTGTTACCGCTAGTAACGAAGGTTTTACGCCTGACTCTGTAAAGTTTTTTACTACAACTGGATTTACCTTAAATAAAGATTCTGCAATCGTCTTTACTGGTTGTGAAACGCCATCTGCAAATTGTGTTACTTTCTTGGCAATAAAAGGAGTGGCTTTTTCAAATACTTTTGCACCAACTGGGGCTAGCACCGCACCTGTTACAGCGTCTTTTAATATACCCTCAGTTGTTTCTGCCTCACTTAATCCACCAGCTTCAATCGCTCCTGTTGCAGCCAATGCCGTTGGAGTTGCTGCCCTTCCTATATTTGCACCTCTTGCCAATGCTTGAGCACCTTTAAACACACCGCCGCCTACTGGTAAACTAGCACCTATTTCAACAGCTCCCGTAGTTATAGGCATTTCTTCTCTTGCTTGCTGTCTTCTTGCAGTCATTCTTTGCGTAGCTTCTTCTGTTAGCTCTGTAAGTGTAGCATCATCTACACCCATTGCTTTAGCAATTAACGCACCCCCCAGCGCAATAGCAGGGTCTGCAAACCCTAAAGTAACCCCCCTTGTAGCAACCTCTGTCAAAGCTTGCCCTGTTTCTAGTGGGGCTTGCGTTACTGTTTGTGTGATTTGCTCTTTCGGTGTAAATTGTTTAGATGCAAATGCAGTCACCTGCTCAGGGGTAGTCCCCTCTGGCACTTCAAAACGCCCTATTCTGCCATCTGGTAATTGTACTTTTGCTATTGGCATTACTCAAACCCTAAAAATTTTATACTTTTTGGCTCTGTGGAATCTTGTGTTATTCCCTTTTTCTTTGCTAGGTTTTTTTGTCTTTTTAAACCTTTTCGTAAAATATCTTGATACTCTCTTGCTGCCTTTGTGAATTCATCTTCAGATAGTGATAAGCTCATTCTAGTCTGTGCTGCCTCAGCTCTGTTGCTTTCTGTGTCGGTAATATTACCTTGCCCTCGCAACCTTTCCCTAGCTGTTAAAAAAGCTCCACCCTTTAATTGTTTTAATCTTTCTGCAAAAGAAGCTGCATCTGTACCTGCTGTGAATCCACCACCTGGCTTGTCTAAATCTCCAGCATCTGTAAAAGGAAGTTTCTGTAAACCAAAACCTACTGCTGCATTGAAACCTGGATGCTCTAGTAAATCGTCAATTAATTGTATCGTATTTTCGGCCTCTGCCTCCGCTGCTACAATAGCAGCCTCCTCCTCTAACTTAGCGGTTTCAGCTTTTTTTTCTTTTTCGCTTATTACACCTTGCGCCTTTTGTTCTTCAAGTTGTAATCTTCTTTCATCTATATCAGCTTTTCTTTGCCGTTCACGTGCATTTATTTCATCAAGAGTAGATTGCCTCTGCCTATCAAAAGCCCTTTCTTTCCTTCTTTCAGCTCTCTCAAAGTCTGCTTGCTCAGCTTTAAACTCCTGCTCTCTTTCCAACAGTCCAGTCTCAAAGGCTCTTTCTTCCTCTATTTTTAGCCTTTCTGCTTCTGCTTCGGCTTTTGCTATAGCCTCTTGTGTACGTCCTTTTTCTGCACCTATATCTTGCAACTGTTTAGAACCAAAATAAGCAGCTATGCCCCTTGCAAGTGGGTGTGCGTTTCTATCATTAGCTTGTTGCAATAGATTTCTAGCCAAAGCCTCTCTAGTGTTTAACTCTGGTAATGGCACTGTGCCTTGTATTCTACTAGGCTGCGATTGTAATGCGCTTATTAATTGGCGATTCTCATCATCTACAATTTGCGTAGGTTGCTCAAAAGATTGTTGAGGCTGTTGTTGCTGCCTTGCTAAAAACTCAGCTAAGAAATTTCTATCTCTCATTTACTTCCTCCATTTGCAAACCAAGCTTATCATAGTAAACGCCGTAATATCCATTCTCCATTACCGTTACCGCTTCTGGTGTAGCCTTCATTACTTCTTGTGCCATTACACCCTTAAATCTAGTAGGATTGCCTATGTAATTATAGTGGTATAAATTATATCCTTTTTCATTACCAACATGCTTAATATTTTCTTTTAACCTATAATCAGAAAATGCCGCAACCGTAGCACCTGCACTTGCCAAATCGCCAATGAATTGCAACTGTTGGTTTTGCTGTTGTTGTGCAAATTGTGATGCCCCCAATTGATTTGCAAAACCTTGATTAATTATACTAGCCACATCAACTGTTGGTGCATTGAATGGCTGAAAAGGAGCGGCGAAGCCACCCAATGCCCCTAATTCCCCGAACTGCTGCGCCCTTTGCTGTTGTTCTAGGTTGGCTAACGCTAGTTGTTCATTTACTTCTTGCCCCCTTAATGCCGCTGATAAACTAGCTAGCCTGTTTTGTTCTACTCTGCCTGCTTCGATAGCACCAAACGCTAAGTCTTGTTGCCTGTCGCCAACTGACTGGTCAAATCTAGTCAATTCTTTTTGTGCTGCCTCGCTTGATAATGGGATGCCTCTATCTGCTAAACTCTGCACCAAATCTCTACGCTCTTGCTCTATTATTGGTGCTAATCTTCTTTGCCCTGCTTCAAACGTTTCTTGCTCTAGTCTCAAAGCATCGTCTGCAAAATCCCCTAGCAATGGTGTTTGTAATCCGCCCTGTATATCCGCTGCGCTTCTAAAACCACCTAATTGAGTTCCTTGCAGTTGACTTACCAAGTCCAACGCTGCAGCTTCTCTTTGCTCTCTAAATTGCTGTTGAAATGGGCTTTCTGTGATTCTTACGCCTTCCGCATCAGGACGTGGTACGAAGTTGCCCTCTTCGTCTATGGTGCCATATTCTAACGTGCCTTGCGGTGTGATTTGAAATAACTGTGTAGCTTGCTTTTGCTGCTCAATGGTTGCACCTGTATCTGGTGCTTGCGGTGCTGGCGCTGGGTCATCCCCAAAGCCAAACGCTTTTCCTAATGGTCCAGGTGTGAATATGTCGCCCATCGGCTCGCCTCCCAATCTTCACGCAATATAGAAAATTGCATTATATCTTCAATTCCTGCTGGCTTTCTTAGGATTCCTTCAAGGGTAAAACCAGCCAATTTAACTAATCTTACCGCTTGGCGATTGCTTGCGTGTGTCACTGCGGTTAACCTATTATAACAAGAATCTTTGAAAAATAAAGATAAAATTAGTTTTATAGTTGTAAGGGGATTCCAATCTTTTCTAAAAGCTGCCAAACTAATACTAGCCTCCAACTCTTGTATATTGCTTTCCTTGTGCATTAAGAAGCTGTTAAAAGCCCACGCAACTGAGGGCTTGCCCTCCTTTATAATTCCATAACATTGACACTTTCTATAATCTATCCTATCTGGGATAGCTTCATTTAGTTTTGTACCCCAGTACCAATTGTTATTTAAACCATTCTCTGAACTTCTAGCGATATGTTCGTTCCCAACCATTTAAACTGCGCTCCCTGAATACTAAACTGTATTACCGTTGATATTGCTCTACCTGTACCCGCTACACTAAATTTAACATTCCTTGCCGCTGCCGCTCCTGCCCATTGCGACTCATCCCATATTGCTGTATTCCAGTCGGGGCCTATAGGCTCACTTTGTGCCGTGTTAGTTACTGGTTTATCTATATAATCGTAGCCTATTTCAGCTCCAAGAGTTGAGGTACCATCAAATAAATAAGTTATTGTAAGATTTTTGACATTCTTAATATTTGGTATATTAACGGTTGAATAAGCCTGTTGTGCTACGCAATCTATATTACTACCATTATCACTAAATCCACTATCAGCCTTATAAACAACACCGTCACCGCCAAAGTACAGGCCGTTATTAAAACTTGCAAATACAGTAGCGTTCCACCCAGTAAACAAACTAGGGGCTTGCGTTTGAAATACTGTGACATATTGAAAGTAGTTACTGCCATCAACTTCTGGTACATTAACAATCAACCACCCTTTATTATTATAAAGCGACAATTGCCAATCGCTATTTGTTCCGTAAGTGTTAAAAGCTTCTCTTATTGCGCCGCCTAATTTTGATGGCTTTAAAAGTACACCACCAAGCTCACCAGAGGCGTTTATAGTATCACTTAAAGCTACAACATCTTGCCTAGTAAGTACGATTATATCACCAGCAAACTCTATTGCAGAACGTTTATTAATTGGTGCTGGTATAAAGTACCTTCCAACTAAAGCCCAGTTTGCAGCTGTACCAGGGTCATTTCCTTGGTAAACTATAACCTCACCTGTATCTAGGATAAACGCTGCATAATCATCTGGCCCGCTTCCACCATCCCTAGAAATAGATTTCATTATTAAAAGATTTCCACCAGTCTTTGAGACTTCATTTAATGGAAATTTAGTAAAAGCCCCTTGTATGGCATTTGTAGCACCATAGTAAAAATTAGATGTATCAGTGTCCCAAACATACATTCTTGATTTATGAACGTTTATACCATCAACATTAGATGGACCATCTGTGTGCAAATCATTTGAGTATGACGCATCAGTTGAATTTGTACCGTCATATATTTGCGGTGTATCAGCACCATTTACAAGCACCATAGAGCCGCTTAATTGAGCACTTTCAAAGTCTGTATTTGTAAAGCCCGTTTTAACGATTGTTGCCGTTCCTCCGCCTGTTCCTAGCGAATATAAAACAGTCCCAGCACCGACAACCAATTGTTGCGTTGTTGCGTTCTTATATTCCGATAGATGATTAACAGTGCCAGTCATGCCTGTACCAAAACTATCAAAACCTAACCTTGAGGATATGCCATCAGGTTCAGATATAACATTTTGAAATTGCACCGCATCTAACAAAGGCATAGCAGAACGTGATTCGCGGGTATTTAACCCTCCATTTGGAACAGGTATTTCAACTTGTCTAGCCGTGCCTCCTAATTGCTGTACTACTGCTTCCCTCATAATCCTACTCCTGTATCTGGCAAGTTAGGGTTTCTGGTGTTGTAGTTATATTTAGGTCCTATAATTCTTTTTGGTGTTTCTGCTGCTATTAAATCCTCCCTAGCATCTTCAAATTCTTTTAATTCTACCGCTGCTGGCAAGCCGTCACCTGCTTTTAACTCGTATTTCAAACCAAGCTCCATTAAAAACTCTGGAAATCTAACCTCATCATCATCAGCTGTGAAAGCTGCCTTTGTTGTTGTTCCACTTGCATCTATTATCCAGTTTTTGGAGATATATTCAAACACGATAGTGTCGCCTGTCTTATCAGGAGTAATTAAGATATTATTATCTTGTTCACGATAATAACGAATAATACCAACATTTGTTACAACGGAGCTTTTAAGCACCTGCCACTCTTGAGGCGTAACTAGTGACATCTTTCTATAATTAGACCTATCCCAGTCAGTGTCATTAATATAACGCAAAAAATCACCATCTGTAAAAACACTAGAACGAGAATAAGAGCCTGTACCATTACTTGTAAACGTCACCTCTTTTTGTATAACTTGCCAATCATGCATGGCCGAAAGCTTTTTGCCCACTTTATTTAGCAAGGCTAACGCTTTCTTTACATACTTGTCATTATTCCCCACTACCGTTTGAGGCTCTTCCCCTAGTAGTGTTTCGTTTGTTACGTTTTGTATTATTGTTAGTAGGCTCATCACCACTCTCCAATTTTAAATTAGGCTGTTGCAGCTTTTTTATTTCTGCTTTTAGCTCTTCAATCTCTTTTTCCAACTTTTTAGCGTAGTTATCACCCTCTAAAAATAACTTTGCTTTCTTTACTAAATCCCTACCTTCAAACAGGTTCTTTATACCCTTCTCGTGTAAGTTAGCCAACTGCTCAACTGTTTCTACTTTTAACGCTTGTA